AACTCCTAGACGGGGTACTCGATCACCGTTCCCCCGCCGTTGCACTGGACGTGGAAGTCCAGCGACAGGCCGAAGGCTCCCTGCCCGTAGGTGTCGCCGACGTTGGTCGCGTCCCGGAACACCCGGCACATGAGCAGGCTGGAGACTCGCTTGCCCACCCCCGAGATCGCGCCGAAGGAGGCGATCTCCACGGAGTAGGGAACCCCCGAGGCGGCCTGAGTGGCGTAGACGATGGTCGTGGCGGGGAAGGTGTTGCCCGTCCCCCCGCTGTTGGCCCACGTGTACTCCAGCCCCCAGCGCACATTGGTCGTGTCGTTTCCGTTGCCCGGAGACCAGTGGATGTGGGGGTGGATGTCCGTCCCCTCGGCCCACGTATGCGGCAACTGGATGTCGAAGAAGAGTTGCTGCATGACCGACTCGTTGAACGAGTAGGCCTGCACGCCGTTGCGGAACGTGGCCAGCGAGGGGTTGTTCAGGCCGACCGTTCCTCGCGCGAGACTGACCTTGACGTCATCCCACAGCAGGTTGGTCGCCGTGGGGATGCTTGTTGGCAGAACGGATGCCGCCTGTGCCGTGGACAGGGCTTCGGCGGCCACGGCATCGGCCACCTCGATGCCGTCCTCCACGTGATTCAGACGCGAGGCCGAAATGGGGGACGCCGTGGACGGTGCGTTCACCCAGGTCTGCTTGTCGTAGGTCATGTCAGCCGCCCATGGGATAGAGGCCGGGGCTCGGGAACGGTGTCGAGCCCGCGTTGATCTCCTCGCCAGACAGGTCATCAGGCGGGTAGTCGGTGATCTCCAGTTCAGCCGCGTAGAGGTGCACCTCATGGGGCGCAGCGGTCTGCACGTCGCGCGAGTAGCGGAACACGTCTACATCCAGGCGGCTGACGGGATCGATGAGGTCGGGGAGGCTTTGGTCGAAGAGGTCGACGTACTCGGGCCGCACGATGCGTCCCTGATAGCGATCCGTCAGGTCGTTCATCACGGCGATGGCCACGGCATCGGAACTGGCGAAGAACGCGAAGGAGAACAGGTAGGGCTGGGTCATGAGGTTCGACCCGAGTTCCAGATACTCGGTCCCCCCCGGCTGCGCGACGTCGACAGCGAGCGTGTTGGGGATCGTGACCGCACCGGGCTCGGGGAAGTAGTCCAGCAGGATCACGGGGTATCCACCAGTGATCGGATACACGTCTGAATCCGTGCGAACGATGACGCCGTTCACACCCGTGTCGGGGTCGATGACCGTGTGGCCCGTGGTCCCCGCCATCCATCGGCACGCGATCAGCGTGTCCTGAAGGTCTTGGAAGACGGACTCCTGAATCGAGCGAGTCCGGTGGCGCATGAAGGCCATGTCAGGTCTCCTGGATGGCGTAGAAGACGATGGTGTGGATGCCCACCTCGAACAGCCCGGCAGCGCCCGGCTCGTACCCGTAGGCATAGGTGTCGCTGTTGGCGATCATGGATCGACACCCGGCGACCTGTGCGTAGTCCACATCGAGCAGCGTGACGATCGCCTTGATGGGGCGGAAGGATCCGACCGGGAGCTCGTCGGCATCGGCCTTCACGTACTCCACGGCGCAGGGGACACTCACCCGCTTGGCGGGGACGACGACCTTCTCGATCTCGGGATCGAAGGGGAATCCATCGCGGTCCAGTGGGGGGTTGAGAACCTCTGCGCCGTTCTTCCAGTACGTCACTGTGCCGGGAGGAAAGACGAAGACCGGGGCGATCGTCGCATCGGGCGGCGTGCCCATCTGCATCGCGAAGTGGATCGCGTCGCGGAACTCGGTGGCGTTGAAGGACGCGTTCGTTCCTGCCATCAGTAGCCAGCCGGGCCGGGCAGCATCAGGTGCGGCAGATCAGCGGTGAGGTTGAAGTAGTACGCACGCATGGGCAGCGCATCGAAACACTCGTCCAGAGTCGTGTACTCAGCCGACCGCTGGAGGATGAGGTTCTTCGTGTCCTGAAGCTGCTTGAGGATCTCGACGAGCATGTTGGCGCTGTTCTGGGTCTCGTACTCCACGGGACCAGCCTTCGCGCGGAAGGTCGTGTTCGTGTTCATGATCTTGTTGCGCAGGATCTTGCACCCCGCGTAGATGATGATGAGCGTGGTCTCCTCGCGGGGAAGATCGGGATCAGCCGGATCGACCGGGGTGATCATCCCGTCCTCGTCGCAGGTCCACGGGGTGAGGAAGCCATCCAGCCTCGCCTCCCAGAAGGCATTGGCGAGGTACATCGTCATCTCGGTCGTCGTAGCAGCCGAGAAGGTGTTCGTTCCGGGCGGATTCACCTCAAGGATCAACGCAGGAACGAAGTCCGTAAGATCGACGGCCATCGAAACTCCAGTCTGTGGGCTCTCCCTGTGAATCGGCAGGACCACCTACGGGATGTCCCTAGGGAGTTGCGGTGCCTCGGTAGTCACCCGACCGGCCACCCGTGCGGATTCCCTCGTACTGCTCGGCATCCTTCTGGACGATGCGAGTCTTGGGCTTGACCTCGGCCAGCCGCTCCTTGAGTTGCTCGAAGCGCTTGAGCGACATGCCATCGACATCGTGCGCCATGGTGACCATGCGGCCAAGCGTGTCGACCGAAGTCAGGGTGGCCATCCACTCGGTCCACGCGACATCGCTGGACACCAGGATCGACCTGATCTCGGAGTCGCTCAGGGCATTGGGGTTCGACTCGATGTTGACCGTTACGGGGACGACCACAGGGCGGAACGCGCCATTCAGGAAGGGATCGTGCTTGGGATCGCGGATCTTGTCCTGAAGGAGGAGCCGCTCCTCGGTGGTGACCATGAAGGTGCGGGGCCCGGAGATGACGACCTGCTTCTCATCGCCGCGTGCATCGAGCTTGACAATGGCGTTCCGCGAGACCGCGATGTTCTCCCACGTCTCGACGAATTCCTTGTCCTTGTCGGTGATCGTCCCGGCCACTGTGACTCCTTCCAAGTCGCTATCTCCGAACATTAGCGCAGAAGGGCCCAATGTCGGCTAGGGCACGCCATAAAGAGACCGGGTGGTCCATGCGGCTTGGCGCTACGTTCGGCTCTTCACCCTTCTCCACCCGGCCCCGCAAAAGGAAACGGCCCCCGTTTCGGTCCCGTTTGACGGGGACTTCTAACGAGGGCCGGTCCTCGGCTAAACCCGTGCCCGAGGGCCGACGTCTTGCCTGCCGCACCCAGAGCCGTTGGACTCCGAGGAGTCTTTCCGATCTTCGCTCCGACGCTCTCACGAGGGCCGGTCTTGGTGCAGTGAGAGGAACTTATGCGATCGCCAAGATGGTGTCAAGCCCAAACACGCCGAAGCCCCCACCCATTTTCAGGGCGGGGGCTTCGGTAGCGACAGCGGCTAGATGCTGGTGTCGATGAAGCGGTGGCTGCGCTCGGGGTGGTGGATCATCAGACCCGAGTCCCGGCGAGCCAGGTAGTGCCAGTACCAGTTGTCGAGCTCGGTGAACTCCTTGGACTGGAGACCACCGTAGAACGCGAACTTGCCGACGTCAGGCGCGATCACCCAGAGCTCGTTGTTCGGGATGAAGTCTTCGCCGTCCTCGTCGAAGTAGTTCTTCATCGTGATGATCTGCGCGCCACGGTAGACGCCGAGAACACCCTTCTGACGAACCTCTTCGAGGGTCTCGTTGGAGAACCCGGTGAAGTCGCAGATCTGGTCGACGACGGTCGGGCGGCCGATGATGCTGACCACGCCGGTCTTCGTCTTGTCGCGCACCTCGCGGATCGCATCGTTGAGGACGGACTGGCTGATGCCTGCGGCCGAGGTGTAGTTCGGATCGCCGGTCGTGACTGCCTCCTGGAGGACCGTCAGCACGCGACGGTTCACCTCGGCGTCCATGCGCTGGATGCTGAGATCGCGCAGGGTCTGCGCAGACTCGGCGAAGTTCGTGAGGAACTTGTCCTCGAACTCCCAGACATGCACACCGATCATGTCGCGCGGAAGCTCGGAGACCTCGGACGTCATCTCAGACGCCTCGATGTATCCGCCGCGAGCCATGAAGAATGCCTTCAGGCCGGTGGTCTCCTTGACGTACGAGCGACCGTTGAAGTCGACCCGCTCGGTGGTGATCCACCGATCGAGCAGAGTCTCGTACTCGAAGCCCAGCAGGATCGATTCCGTCAGATCCGCCGCGAAGTCGCGACGGTACTGGGGGT